CAGCGCCAGTGAACTGGAGAGTCTCAATGAGGTATTCGTGAGACACTTGGGCGAACTTGCGGCGCTCATCAGTGTCGAGGTAGATGTAGTCAACATAGAGAGAGGCCGCCTGTAAGTTGGCATTCGACACACGATCGCGGATGGTGTGTAAGTTGCCCAGCTGGGGGGTCACTTCCCAGCACAAGTTGCGGATGTCGTTGAACTCGAGATTGATGCGCACCTCGTGGTATTGGAGCGCAATGAGAGGGAGCGCCAAGCCAGGGTTGCGGCAGAACCAGAACTGGAGAGGAATGTAGAGAGTGTAGTCAGGGGCGCAGTTGCCGACCTCGTTAGAGGTGTTGGGCTCACCACCGGCGCAATCATCATCGCAAGGCTCACCACCCTGGACGAGTAAGTTGGTCAGCACGGGCACGTTACCAACCATCTTGGCGTAACCAGCCTGTTTGCCGGCCTCCTGGGTGAGCTCATTCCAGATGTGGAGCCAGACACCATAGTGCTTGTCAATGCGCTGGCCACCGATTTCGAGCTCAACGGACTTGATTAAGTTGTGACCGACCCAGTTGAGCCAGCGGAACTGCGCACCAGAGCCGTCAGAGGCAAGGAGAGTCACCTTGGGTAAGGTGGCCTGGAGGTAGATGCGGTGGATTAAATCACCATTGCGCTGAATGGTGCAGGTCACACGCTTGCCAAAGCCAGGGGAACCATTGAAAGGATTTTCAATGGACTCCATGGCGAAGTTAGTGTGTCGGCGATACACCTGCTTGAAGAAGGTGATCTGGGGATTACCAGTGAGGTATACATCTTGGGCGCCATAAGCTACGAGCTGCATTAAACCACCGCCTGTCATTTCTTATACCCTTATTTTAGAAAATAATTTTGGCTGAACGAAGAAAAAAGTTAGCCGGAGGGATTAAAATGCGTATATAAAAATACGATTATTAAGTGGTCTAAATATAATTATAAAATATGTATTAGAATCTATTATGTTTAATAAAAAAAATGATTATGATACATATTTTAGAACAAAAACATCTAGAAAGGCTAATATTGAGATAAAAACAACATTAGATACATTACATAAAAATCAATTACAGAAAATGAATGAAAATGAAATTGAACTAGAAACATTATTAAAAGAAAAATCTGAATTAAAAGAAAAAATTCATTCTTCATCTGATTATACTGAAGTTGACCAGTTAGAACATCGTTTGAATGAATTAAATAATAGTATAATTATAAGAAATAATAAGAATGAGTTTTTAGACTATTTTTTAGATACTGGAGAAATTTTGTATAACTATTATGATATTCAAGAAAAAATACAAGATGGCACATTACCATCTAAAAAAATAAATAAGAAGAAGTTAGGAAATATATTTGAAGCATTAGAAGTAGTAGCAAAAGACGAAAAAGACATTAGTAGTAACATAGTTCAAAATTTTAAAGAAGAAAAGTTTATTTCACGAGATAAGTTATTAGAAGATTATTTAACTAAAATTCATCCAGAATGTATTAAACATATGGTTAAAGAAGATACATATGGAGAATGTCCTGACTGTGAAACAGAGATGGTTTTTTCACAGAATGAAGCAATGTTTACATGTGTAAACTGTGGCTCGCAACAGTTTATCTTAATGGATTCTGATAAACCTTCTTATAAAGATCCTCCTAGAGAAGTTTCTTATTATGCTTATAAACGCATTAATCATTTTAATGAATGGCTAGCACAGTTCCAAGCAAAAGAATCAACAGATATACCACAGAATGTTTTTGATTCTATATTAGTAGAATTAAAAAAGGAACGAATTATAGATACAAATAATATTAAAGGAGTAAAAATACGTGAGATTCTAAAGAAACTTAAATTAAATAAATATTATGAGCATGTCCCTCATATTATAAATAGATTAAATGGTCAGAATGCTCCTATTATGAATCGTGAAATTGAAGAAAAGTTACGTTATATGTTTAAGGAAATACAACCTAGCTTTCAGAAATACTGTCCTGCGGGTAGAAATAATTTTTTATCTTATTCATATGTTTTATATAAGTTCTGCGAACTTTTAGAACTTGATGAGTATTTACCTTGTTTTCCATTGCTAAAGAATCGTGATAAACTATATATCCAAGATAAGATATGGGAAAAGATTTGTGATGAGTTAAAATGGCAGTTTATACGTAGTATTTAATTAGTTCATTAGGTCTATTTAGTTTCATACGTAGTATTTAATTAGTTCATTAGGTCTATTTAGTTTCATACGTAGTATTTAATTAGCTGGTTTAGAAACACAAATAGAGATTAAATTCATATTCATATATAATGCGGCAGTCGCCATATTAGATACACAGTGAACTAGTATATCACAATGAGATAATAGAGCAATTTCTAAATAAGTATTCTCTAAATCTTCTAAAGTTAAATATTCTCCATTAGTATGAGGAGCATCACCTTTATTTGTTTGTGCTCTTTTTATATTTGTTTCGTATACTGGTGATAGCTTTGATTTATAAAATTCATAGTCTTCTTCATTATCAATTCGTAAAAAATATTTTGTTTTTTTTGAAAATGTATCTAGTTTAGAAATAGCTTCTAAATATTCTTCTCTTGTAGGCATAACACCAGTCGGTTGTTCAGCTGCTAAAGCATTAGAACGAACAAAAATACCAATTACTTGATCTGCACCATTTTTCATATCTATTACCATCTTATCAAGACGTTCTTGTAAATGTGGTAATAGATGAATATACTTATTAAATGCTTTATTATAAGGTTCTAACTTATATCTATTTTCATTATAATATTGATAAGCTTGTTTATGTGTTAAATGCTCAAAATTAGAAAACTCTGTTCCAGTATAATTGTAGATAGTATCAATAGGTATATCTTCTTTGTATTTTTGAAATAACTTAGAAAATATTTCTATATTTTCACCAATAAAGGGTTTATGATTTGTTTTACTAGATAAAACATTAAAATCTATTTCTCTAATATTTGGATATATTACAAGATAATTTATTAATCTATTTAAATTACAAAATAATCCTGACCAGTGACCATTCAATACTAATTTAGGATTTTTTGTTTGATCGTAGTCTTCAAGTGATTCTTTTATTTGTGAATTATAAATATATAATGATATGATAATAAAAGAAATAATTAAAATTATATATATATTTATTTGTTTCATATATCTATTTATATAATAAGTTATAAAAAAAATTACCAGGCGGTGGGTCTGAAACACAGATAGATTGTTGTTTTCTATTCATATATAGTGAAGCATTTACCATATTTGAACAGCAATGTATTAGTATATCACATTGTGATAATAAAGCTATTTCTAAATATGTATCTTCTAATTCTTCTAATGGTTTAAATTCTTTAGTATAACTATGAGGAGCGTCACCTTTATTTGTTTCTGATCTTTTTATATTTGTATAATAATTTGGCTGTAAGGCTGATTTATAAAACTCTAAATCTTCGTCATTATCTATACGCAAAAAGAACTTTGTTTTTTTTGTTTTAGTATCAAGATTTTCAATAGCTTTTAAATATTGTTCTCTTGTAGGCATTTTCTTAGAAGGTTGTTCATTTGCCAATGCATTTGAACGAACAAAAATACCAATTACTTGATCGCAGTCTGTTCTCATTTCTTTAATCATTAAATTTAACTTATTTTGGATGTGTGGCCTTAATTTAATATATTTTGAAAAAGCATCGCTATAAGAATCAAACTTAGTTCTTTTTTCATTATAATAATAATAAGAACTATCTGCACTAGGCATATTTAAAAAGTCATTACCACCAATATTTAATATATCATCTATATGTGTATAGGGTTCCTTATAGTGTTCGAATAATGTAGAGAATAGTTCTACATTATTTCCAATAAAAGGTTTGTGTTTATGTATATTTGATTTTATATTAAATTCAATTTCAACAATATTAGGAAATAACATTAAATAATGAATAAGTCTGTTAAAATTACAAAAAAATCCAGAATGATGTTCATTCATTATAAGTTTTATATTTTTAGATTTATCTAAGAATCTATCATCTACATAACCTTTCCATGATAAATATTTAGAATATTCTGGATACATATATTTTACAAATGCATCTTTAATTTTACTATAAATATTACTCGTTACTAATAATATTATTATTATAAATAACATCATTACGATTAAAATAGTAATAACATTAATATTTTTTTTTTTCATCTATTAAGATTTTATAATTTACCACCAGGGAATCCAACTAAATTAGCACCAATACCAAATCCTGCGCCTTGACGAGCCGTAAATGATATAGAAGGTGATACTAAATCAAGAATCGCAAAAACAACTGCAGCGGTTACACCTAACGCAACAATATCTTTTATATCTAAACTTTTCTTGGGGATAAAGATAGCAACCGCTGCTATTGCTAAACCTTCGACTAGATACTTAATAGCTCTATTTACAACTTCAGTAGCACTAGTATTCATTCT